TACTAAACTTAATTAACTATTGATTAAAAACCAAGAGTTAAGTTCTGGATAGTTGCTCTTGCATACATATCAGCAGATGTATTAAGATCTGTTGATGCGTTGTTGAACACAGCAAGTGCGTAACGTGACATTAAGCCAACCTTCAGATCCATCGTATCAGGATCGGTGATAACACCAGACTGCATTAATGGAATATAAGGACAATATACATATCCAGTATTCAATTCACCCGTTCCCTTATAACCCATCAGAACTGTATCACCAGTTGCATATAAGTCTAAGAATACACGAATACTACCGTTAAATGTACCTACGAATAAAGTAGACGAAGGACTAATATCGTTTGTTGCAGTTGCACTTACGAATGATCCGTTACCTGAGTTACGTAATGCAGTTAATACATTAGTAGAGATAACCATCCATGATGCACCACCACGTTTGCTCTTGGTAGCAATCTGATTACTCAGATCAGACATACCGATTGTTAATGCTGTGAATTTCTCACCTGCATAACGACCATCTGCATTTGTAAAATCGAATGTCTTAGTAGTACCAGCAAGACCATTCAAATCATTGATAACTTCACGATCAAGTTCACGAATGATCTCATCGGATACAGCAGCAACCAATTCAGATTCAATATCGATGCCATGCATAGCTTTTGCATCCTGATCTGATTCGATAGTCCATGTAGCATGTAACTTACGAGATTTAGCTTCGATTGTCTTTTTAACAATCTGCAAGTTCATCTCATTACCTAAATCTGATTCTAACCCAAGCATACTCGCATTAGCATCACCAGCATGACCAACCCATGCATCACGAGCATCATAATCGGTATCAGCATTTAACAACAGTGAATACTTATCATAAACACTAACGCCTGATGCTTCCTCGTTTGCTGTGATAGACTCTGTACCACTACCAGCAACTTTACCATCAGCATAACGAACGCGAATAGCAGTCGCTTGACCGATAGGTTGTGTCATAGGTTGTACACCAACCAACTCCATTGCTATAGTAGCAGGAGTAACACGTCTTGCGATAGGCATGAATACTTTATCCATCTGTACAACACTAGCAGTACTAGTAGCAGCACCAGTAGTTTCATTCAAAACTGCCTTTCTCTGATTTTCAAGTAACTGTGCAGTCACATTTCGTTTGTGACCTTCAAGACCATCCAGTAATACTTCTTTTTGTTCGTTCCAATTTGCTGTAGTCATTTTCTTTTTATCCTCTAAATTAATATCTATATAATATATTTAGCAAAATTATAAATTTTTATATAATTTTCTAATAATTAACCAATAAGTGTTCTCAATCTGTCCAACTCTTTCTTAGACCCTTGATCTTCCGCTAACACAATGCTATCGCCTTTATCTGAATCTTTATCAGACTCGTTCAAATCTTCTGTATTACCAATAACAGTTTTAACCGTATCGTTATACTTGGATTCTAAGTCACCCGTAGCAACATTCTCTAATAGAGTTGACATCACTTCACGCTTACTTCCTTCAAGATTAGATAACAAACCTTCCATAATAGAAACACGATTCAATTCATCGATCTTCTTGTTGCTTTCGGTTAGTTCTTCTTTAGCACTTGCTAATTCGTCTTTGATTGATTTAACGTCATCAGATGAACCCATCTTATCGAATACATCTTTATAAGATTCAAAGATCATAAGACCAAAGTTATTTTTCTTAGCTTCTGTCAATGATGTTTTCAATTCGGCAATTTCATCATTAACCAAACCATCGATGAAATTTTCAACGTTTTCATTTAACTTAATAGAATACGCAGATTTAAAGTCTTCAAGTTTCTGTGCATAGTTCACTTCAAGATCTTTGTAGTACTGGATGTTTTCTTTTAGTTCGTTAACTTCTTCCGTAACAGACTCATTAATCAAACTATATAAGTCAGTTGATAATGTTTTCTTTGCTTCTGTTAGTTGTCCAGCAAACTTAACTTCTAACTCATTTGTTATTTTTGCAACTTCTTCTGTGATGATCGATTCTTTCATCTCATCGATCACAGCAACGATACCTGTTTTTGTTTCTTCTGTTAAGATTTCATTATCTAACAATTTCTTTAGCTGTTCTGACATTCTATAATCTCCTAAATTATCTCGTAAATATTTGTCTTTATACTATTTATTTATACAAATTATTGATTTAATGTTATTAAACGCAAAAAAGACCTCATATGAGGTCTTTTAATATTATTATTTATCCATCATACTTTTAATAAAGTTACGGATTTCTCTCTGGAAGTACTTCTGTGCTTTCTCATCATATATATTAGCTTCAGCTAAATCGATCAATCGATAACCATTTTTATGCATCTCGATTGATTCACGAATTGATGTTGGATATGCATTGATAGCACTAGGATTAGCAACCAGATCAACGGTTACGAAGTCATACACCTCAACAATACCAGTACTTTCATTAACAGAACCATTACCACGACTTGATACTCCAAGTGTAATACCTGCTTCAATCAGTCCTTTAGCAATTTGTCCATTAGGTGTACCCTCAAGAATTTCTGCTTTGCCTATAGCATTATTACCCTGCATAGACATTTCTGTTATCTTGTGACTAACGTTTGAAAGTTTAACTTCTAATGAATCGGATGGATGATCAAGTTCACCCAATATATGTCTTCCTTGTGATGCTGCTTCATTAATTCTGTTAACAGCACCTGCTATCTGATCTTTTTGGTAAGTACGTCCATTATGGTTCTTCTGTTCCGCTTCCATAAAAACACCCTTCAGATAAAGTTTCTTCTTATCTTCTGATGTTTCTACTATAATGTTGTTAAATATTGATTCGTAAAGTATCATAATAAATTCCTGTTTATGATACTATTTATACGAATTAGTCTTCTTTATCATCCTTGTTATTATCATCTGATGAATCTGGTTCTTCAACATCAACATTGTTTACGGCAGCAGACACAACATCAACCACACGGTTATGTACCATTTCTTTTACTTTTTCAATATCACCGTCAACATACATGTCTACAATAGAACGTTCATCTTCATCGTTGTCAAGATTATCATCATCTTTGTTATCAACATTATCGTCTTTGTTATCGTCATCTTTGTTGTCTTTGTTATCAACGTCTTTGTTATCAACGTCTTTGTTATCAACGTCTTTGTTATCAACATTGTCGTCGTCTTTGTTATCATCTTCGTTTAATTTCTTACTCATTTTATTCTCCTTTGTTTTACTCTGTTTACTAATCTTCTTTCTTTGGTTCTTCTTTCTTTGGTTCTTCCAGTTTTTTCAATTCTTCTTCAACTAACTCTTTAAAATCCACTATTACTCTCCTAATTTAATGCGCTAATCTTTTTCTTCCACTTACTGATAAGTTTTTTCTGTCTTTCTATTTTCTTATCATTCTTTGGATTTTTTTCTTTAGTCCATTCTTTTATTCTTTTTTCAGCACGATCTACCTGTCCTTGTAAATCTTCTTCTGCTTTTACAGCATCTGATCCCATAAGACCTTTAGCAGCACCTGCACCTGCACCAGAAGCAGCACCTATAGCACCAAATAATGCAGCACCTTCAGCCCCACCAGCACTTGCACCAGCGGCAGCACCAACAGCACCACCAGTAGCAGCACCTTTCAACGCACCTTTTAATGTACTTTTGAGTGCATGTTTTAATCTACCTGCCGCAGAAACTTCATCAAGTTTTGTTAATTCTGCTTCTAATAACGCTTCAAATTTGATATCACTCATGTTATTATTTATTAAAACTCATCTTCGTCTTCTTTTGCTTCTGGTACTTTAATTCCAAGTAAAGTTGCAAGTTCGGCACGACCTGTGTCTCCTGTACCATAAACAAGATTATATATTGCTTCGTCTGATAACTTCTTAGCAGTAGCATTATCGATACCCATCTCCTGAAGTTTCATCAATTCATTCTCGGCAACTTCTTCCATTGTCATACTCATGAATTTCATAAGAGCAAATCGTTTTGATAATGATTCAATACCTTCAGCAGAACTATATGTATTCAACAACGCATTGAACTTCTCGTTTTCTTTATAAACAGCAAAGTTTTGTGGATCTGCTATTTTGATAAAGAAATCTTCTGGAATATCAACCTTATTAGTTTTTGCATAATCCAAGAAATTCTTAAGAAGTTCTTTCGAAATACCTTTCTGTATACGCTTGATATAACCAACATAACGATATTCTGCCATATATGCAGTACCTATACGACCATCATTATAAGTGTTCTCTTGACCACCACCTTCATCGAATGAACCTATGTAACTAGGTGGTATACGTAAACCAAATGCTAATTTCTTATTGAAGTACTGTAGATCTTCTATACGACCTAGATTATCACCACCGGGTAATGTCTCAACACGAGAACCACGTCCCTCACCAGACTGTGCAATGAAGAAATCTTCTTGCATAGAAGCAGGGTTGTATTCGGTTTCAATCTCACCGTTTTTATTAGTTTGTTTTTGGCGCATCTTTGCCTTGATATTATTAAGATAACCTTCTGCTTTATGTGCAGGGATTTTACCAATATCAATATAGAACACACGTCTTTCTGGTGCGCGTACAATACGATATATAACAACAGAATCTTCTAATAGGTTTAATTGTCTCCATACTCTGTGAACCTTTTCAAGCAATGATTCACCAAATGGAGTATCACCTATCTTAAATATAAGTAATTCTTCAACAGGCAACCTATCATAGTCTTCTGGATTCATCTGGTTTTTCTTTCTTTTATATAAGTATTGTTTTACTTCACCTGATTCTTCATCGATAATAGCACCAACAATACGGTTGTAGTCTAATGGATTCCATTTATTATTCTTTTTGAACTTAGGATCTTTTCTGAATATGATGATACCGTACTTAATTGCTTTACGAATGATATCAAAGAATTTGTGATCAAAATCCATATCACGTTTCCACAAATCTACCGCAGATGTTACGGTCTTAACCTTTGATGGTGATATCTTCTCTTCATCAACAAACTTTGCTTCGAATAATGTATCTTCACCAGAACTATCAGATGAAATATCTTCTGCAATGATATCTAATGCTCTTGAAATATCAGTTGTTCCATCCATACGATCATAACGTTCAATCTTCTCTTTAAGATTTTTA